TCGCCAAACGATTGCTCGTCGTGGGCAAAGACATAGGCGACATATGTTTCACCATTGCCATTGTCATCAAGGCCATTGACTCGATTTTGGGTTCCTACAGTAAACACACTGCTAGTAGGAGTTGTGTTATTCCAGTACGCAACTTGCGAACCCGCGCTTGCTCCGTCTGGATCGTTTAAAAGAAGAAACTTAGTATTCGGGACTTCTCTGTGGTAAACAGCCCAGCTATGATTAGCGGTAGTACATTTAACCCAAATTGAACCTGGAACACTACCTAAATTATGAGAGACAGTGCGTCCAGCAGTTCCATTACCTGTATAAGTAACAACATCAAAGAATCTAGGCGCTTTGCGGAATGTATAAGAAACCATGTGATAAGTGCTTGAGGTCTCTCCGTTGTAATGAGATTGCGTGCCAACAGAAAAACCAGTGCTTGTAAACGCTGTCAAGCCATTTGATTCAGTAGCTTCCGCTGTAGTGTCATACGATTCCAAAGCTTTTGTTGCGCCGCGTTCGGTGTCAACCATCCTCCATCCGTTGTTATTGCCTCTGCTTTTCAACCAAACAAGTCCACCCTCACCGCTTAGATCAATGCCGTTAGTAATCGTCTGAGGGGCCCCTTCGCCGTCATACAAAAACGTTGAAAATACGTCGTCAACGTAAACAGGATCAGCCGCCGCTCCACCAGCAGCGGACATTAGCTTTGCGGTAATCGGATCCATGCTTCCTCAGTTGACGTAATCGACGAGTGACGCACCGCGATAACGCGTGCCGCCATTCACTGTAGTAAAAAAGAAATAATGCGTTTTGCCCGTGGTCAAAGTTGGTGCGGTATCAGCAGGAAACTTGACGCTTGCGGGCCATGCCACCGTTCCAGACGTATGCGTCAGCTCAAGCACAAAGCTGCCAACCGTTCCAGATGCAGGCGGGTTGCTAAACGTGAAGGTTGAGTTGCCGTTAATCGTCTTGGTGAAATAGTTACCGTCGTTCAGGTCAATATTAAGAGCAGAGACCGCTTCAGCAACTTGCTCATACGGCCCATCTAGCTTGACGCCGCCATTGTGGATGGTTTGGGGCGTAAAGGTCTGTGCAGCCGTAAACGTCTGCGCGGTGTCCAGCTTTGCAGTGTCAGCATCAAACGCCTGGACGTTCGTGCCGATCACCAAGCCAAGTGTGGTGCGCTGGGCAGCAGCATCCGCATCGTCAAGCAATGCGCGACCAGCAGACGTGCAGCTGATCTCCTCAACAACACCAGCGCCAGAGCTGCTCCGGCCAAGGATCTTGTCGGTGGCCGTTACGTTTTGAATTTTCGCGTAAGTGACCGCGTCGTCAACAATTTTGGCTGTCGAGATCGAGTCATCCGCAATCGTGATTGAACCGCTTTGTGCAGCAGTAACACGCCCTTGTGCATCGACGGTGACACTGCTAAGCGTGTAGCTTCCAGCGGTGACAGCAGTGTTTGCCAGTTTGTCTGCGGTGACCGCATCATCAGCGATCTCGGCAGTCCCAATCGTTCCAGAAGCAGCAGCCGTGATGCGGCCTTGTGCATCAACAGTGATGTCGGCTGCGGAGTAGCTGCCTGCAGTAACACTTGTATCGGCCAGCTTCGCTGCGTTTACAGCGTCATTGGCAATAGTCAATGCTCCTGAGTTGCTAATTGTGGCGTCGCCAGACAGTGCAACACCAGTTGCTACGTTACTGCTGTTGCCAACAATCAGCTGACCAGAAGTCAGGCTTGCAAGCTTGGTCAGCGCAATACTGCCAGCCAACATTCCGTTGGTGACTGTTCCCGTATCACCGGTCGTGATGATCGTTCCTGTGACGTTAGGGAACGTGATCGTGCGATCAGCAGTTGGGTTGGTAATTGCAAACGTCGTCTCGTAATCATCAGCAGAGCTGCCTTCAAATACAAGGGAAGACGAGGTGCCTAGTGTGATATTGCCTGCAAAGCTTGCTGTGCCGGTAATGCTTGGATTGTTTGATGCAAGTTTTTCAGTATCAAGCTCTGCAAGCGCGGTCTGAACATTAGTCGCCGCAATATTACCGGTTGGACTAAACGAAACGTTGCTTGCAGCTGTAGCAGCTAATGCAGTAGACAAGTCAAGAACTTGCCAGCTAGTGCCCGTAGAAAGTAAAAAATCAGGCGGAGCTAATGCATCCGCTGGTGCGTTGCCACTGCCGGTGCCTGAAACGCTGACGGTGAGATAGTGGTTGAGGTTGCTTGACGCAGGAGCAATCAAAGGTTGACCGACAGTCAGGCCGATCGCAGTACCCTTGGCAGTTACTGAAGCAACAGTATTTGTGTTTGCGTTATACGTTCCAGCAAAAACAATCTCACCACTAACAATATCGATTGACTTAAATGATGTACCTGTGAAAATGTACAAGTTTTCATTTGTCGCATCGTATAGAAACTGTCCATCGAAATCTGCGGTTCCAAAATTAACAACACCTTCAGTGTCAGGTGCTCCTGCGAATCTTGTAACAGAGCTGCTAGCAAGTTTGCCGCCGGTTATAGCATCGTTCGCAATAAGGGATGTTCCAATCGTTCCAGAAGTCAGCTTCGCTGCGCTGATGTCTGGAATATCAGAAGCAGACAGCGTCGTTCCAGCAGTGACGTGACCACGAGTGTCAACTGTGACTTTCGGATAAGTGCCAGCGGTAACGCCTGAAACGTCATGAGTCAACGCGCCAGCGCCACTGACAGATAAGGCACCAGACGGAATCGAAACCCCACCCTTGGCAGTTGTTGTGCTGACAGGCAGATCAGTAGCAGCAAGTGCTGCAGTGGCTGTGATGTGGCCCTGAGCGTTAAATGTGATCCCGCTGGTCGTTCCAGCCGTAATGCTGTCGGTGTGATTTAACTGGCCGCTACCGGTAACGCTTAAGCCGCTGCCAATAAAGACACCACCAACGGCAGAGCTTGTTGCCTTAGGCAGGTCACCAGCGGCAATACTGCCAACAGCAGTGATGTGACCAGAATCGTTGACAGTAAAACCGTTCTTGGTTTGACCGGTAACGCTTGATTGGTGCGATACAACGCCACTACCATCAACGTTTAGGCCAGACGCAGTTGGCAGGCTGACAGCACCGCGAGTAGAAGCTGTCGCAGGGTCAACAGAAAACGTTCCAGACGTAGACGTAAGTCCAGTACCTGCCGCTGCACCACCAAGTGCAGCATCAGTCGCAACCGGCAAATCGCCAGCAGCAATAACCCGTGAGCTATACGCACCACCTGCTCCAGTCGGGCCAGCTATAAATTCTTTTGCCCCTGAGCTAGATCCCAGAGAACTCGGAGTAATTGCCGCTAACTTTGCTGCCGGAATACTGGCGTCATCAATTAGGTCAACACCTTGCTCAACCAGGCTTTTTACACTGACCTTTTTGGTTTCGCTTGCGCTTACGTCGGCAATAGGCAGAACATCAGTTGAAGCTACGTCAGCTTCAGCCAGCTCTGTAAGGGCTGTAATCTTCTGATCGGCCATCGCCTGAAGCCCCTACAAGACTAATCTTCAATCTCTAGCTTACCGCTCCCAGGCTGCTCAAGCAGGATCCGGTCGGTGTCTTCCTTAAGAACATAATTAGTCACAATTCCAAGTCCGAGCTTGATTGAGATCGCACCAGTAGTTACGAAATTAAAAGTTGACAACGTTAACGTTCCAGTACCTAGCCCAATTGCAGCACTGGTAACGATGCCTTTAAACTCAAAATAAAACTGGTCTCCAGTGGCGTCAAAGTTTTTGCCTTTCTCAACAATATGCAACTCAGCGTCAAACTCAGCCCCAAGTTTTTGCCTTAAAATTAATTCGTGCAAATAACTAGGCACATCTGAATCAACAGTCAGACTAGCAATATCAGGGTCGTAATGGAATTGGCATTCAATGCTGCCGCTACCACTAATCAAACTGCTTTCGTTCTTGCGAAACTCATCACTGAGTGCCGTAACGTCTACAACCTCGCGATCGTTGTTCAGCTCAAAAGAACGTACCAAGCCAAGAATGTTGTACTCAGCCTGAACGCTTTTGACTTCAATAGGGATGGCCGTTGTAATTGCAGCCAAAGTGATCTTGCCCGTGCTTTGACCGTTTAACGCATTGGCAAAAGTGTTGTAAAGGCAAATGCCTCCTAATTCGTCAACGTTGATATACCAGTTGCCGTCAGGGAGTTGACTGCCACCGTCCCAGCCAGAAGCATCAATAAATTCAAGGTTTGCGCCGTTAGTGCTTTTGATCTGCAGACGATCACCTGTCAGCAGCATCTCCTGCGGAAAGTCAAAGCTGAACCGCTTTTTGCTTACGTTGACATCACCAGGATCAACAGTGCTCGCAAACGTGGTGGCAGGTGTGCTGCGTCGTAGCTTGACGACGCCTGAGTTGCCTACAAAGACGGTCATAGTGACTTACTTACGAAATCACCGCTCATTGTGTAGTTCACGTTTACGCGCATTACTTCACCAACAACACAAGACAACTCGGCGCTGGTTAGCACTGCATCAAACTCCATAAACTTGTCGTCAAACTTCAACTTCAACCTGGCAGTTGCGGTAATCGAAGCGTCTGCCGCGGTGTCTTGGTTGACTTGGTTGAGCAACTTGACTGGTGCGTCGTCGTAATACAAAACCGTTAACGCCCCAGAAGCTGACCGCACTCCAGTTGTAAACGCTCGAACATCTTCGTTTAATGCTGTGACCTCAAGCGCATCAGTGTTGGCAGTCATTGACCACTGCACAACCTTGGCGACTGCAACACCCCCAAGCTCAACGCTGCCGTCTTGACCCGCGTAATACTTAGCCATGGTCAGACACCCTCAAGCTCGCCAATGAACTCACACGTCACTGTACTCAGTCCTGGCTT